CCGGGCACACAATGAACTACAATTGGTAGTACTAACTTATTATGCAAACGTTCAAACTTATATTTACACAACAATTCTACAACAACATCCATAAATATTCAAACCTATAGCACTACCTAAGCTACCTATCTAAAGCACTTCAAATACTTTCCTCACGTCAGAACGAATGAGGTGCTTGTTCCGCACGATGATTCTCACGCAATTGTAGAACGCAGCAACCTCCTCCTCATCCATCCTGTTAACCGCCTTTTCACCCAACTTGTAAGCATATGCAACCTCTATGGCGTAATTGTCGATGCAGTTATTGAGGTTATTCATCTCTTTGGCAATACACATCCTTTCAAGCACGAGTTGAGGTTTTTTGTAAATGCCATCGGGGCATAAGTGCCACCCACAAAATGTGGGCTTACTCACAAATTGCACCTTCGCGGTGAGCTTTAGCTTGTCAAGAAAATGCGCAAACTTCTTTGTTGTTTGCAACCTCCTGGACGCGCACATATCATCTCCAGCGAAGCATATGAACTCATCTCCACGAATGTTATACCTCATAAAGGTGAAGAGCATATTGGCCAATGTGTTAAACAAGAAGGTGCTCGCCTCACCCGAGAACCTCATGATAGCGAAATTGCCCAACTTTGAACCCAAACTCGTTTTAATGAATTTGTAATCCTCGATCAGATCATTTGGCAATCGCAGGAATCTCATCAATTCTAGCTCAAAAGCCATGATGAATTCATCCTGAGAAGCATCAAAGGCCTCGTAGTCCGATTCTGTGCATACGCCTTCGAATTTACCCTCCTTTACCCATGCATCTAGCTCCTCAAGCCCCTTTCCAGAGTGTATGTAGTAATTCTTTGGAAGCACCTCGTGCACTTTCATCTCGATGTACCGCATGTACGGTGCAAAGCGGCACAAAACAGCGTGCTGGAAACACACAATGCTTTGCGCAGCCTTAGCCACTCTAAAACGGTTGTCGAATTTAGTACACAGCTGACTCTTGGAAAAGATCTGTGCAACATCTATGGGCCAATCCCTGCATGACCTCCCTGAGTGATTCTCGATGGTTGCTGCACTTTTGCTCAATTTTTTCTCTTCAAAATTCCACAGTGCCTCATCCATAAAGCGAGCATTATGACCTGGCTTTAGCGGCACATGCTTGAGGAACTCCTGCAATAGGGCCTTTCCATAGGTTGCAGCATGAAACAGCTTCCCCCTCTCTTTCCCAGGGTTAGAAAAGCTCAATCGTTTTTTAACCGCCATTAGGAACGTGACTGTATCGCTTGCTCTGTGCCTCGGGTAAATAGTCTCGAAACGCTCAGCTGCGTTCGTCAACTGTTTAGC